GAAACGGCAGTGAAATTACAAGCGTTCCTAGTCAAGGATATACCAGCAGTGAAGGGGTGAGAGTAAAGATTGTAAATGGGCAACCGATGCTTAACCTGGAAGATTTGCAAGCGGCAATTTGCAATCAGGTAGCAAAACTTCCAAACGAAACTCGTCCAAATGTTCTTGCGGCTCAGGATGCAAGAAGAATTATTCGGGAGCTTGTAGAGGGAATGGGTGGAGATATGGAAAAGTTCAAAGCGGATGCAAAAAGATACCTAGAAGATATTCGAAGCACTCGATTTGCAGTGGTAACAGAAGCGTCCCAGATGACAGGGCCGCTAAAAGAAGTAAGACAGTTTTTTCTTGGTGGCGATTATAAAGAAGAACTAACCCGACTAAAAGATTTTGTTGAAATTTGTGAGCGTCTTAATGTTCTTAAAGAAAACGGGTTTTTGGACAATATTGCAGACACAATGCTTAGACTTGCAAAATAATTAAAATAATACCTTTAAATAAAGTTATATTAAACTGGTGTCCAAGCTTTTTAATTGACTTGATTAGACCACAAAAACCTAAATAACACTATGACTATCAGCCATAAATCTACACGCAACATCACGGAATATCATTTTGATCTTTTCCCAGTCATGCCTGAACCATTGGGGCCATTTCGCACTGCGGACACTATAGGCAAAGTTTTAATTACCTTCGAGAACGGCAAATTTTCTCGGTGCGATTTCCCGTTTAAAGGCACCTATAACCGCGAGCAGTGGTCGATGCTGGCGGAGATCGAGAGCGAGATTCACCGGATCGAGTTAAGTCTTTTGAGATGAGCGAATCGGTAAGCCGTGAGTGCCAGTCGGTGTGAACCACGCAAGGATGCCGAGTCTGAACGGAATTTACGCGGATGGTTCAACATAAACAACCTATCTCTGACAGGTCTCCACGAACCACGGATTCAGAGCCGGGGCGCGACGGATACGCGCTTTCACCCTTAAACCCCATACAACACCCATAAATATGACAATAGTATCTGATTCAGCGATAGCATGCCCCGCCTGTCACCGAGAGTGGCAGGATCACCCCGGAGTTGCACATTGTTGCAAACTCGCCACCGACCTGGCTGCAAACCTCCGCGCCGTCCTCACCTACGCAAAACCACCGGAATACACCCGAGACATCGGCGAGCAGGAGGTTTTCTACGACCTCATGGAAAATGCTAGGCGCTTGATCGTGAAGGCGCGGACTTTTGAAAGCGAATTATGAGTGACGAACAAAAACACAGCGCCATGCTTGGCCAGATCGCCTGCCTAGTTGAGGAGTTTTGCACCGCAGAAGAAACCACATTACAAGGAGTGGCGCATCTCATGGCCAGGTATTTCGACCTGCGAGCAAAGCAAGCATGGGATTTTGTCGATCAACTCAAAGAGGAGGCCAACGATGAGTGACACGCCTGAGACGGATGCTTTTATGACAAGAATTAGAGGGATCGACGGAGATAAACACTGGGTTCCCGCCGATACAGCTAAACGCTTGGAGCGCGAGCGCGACGAGGCGAGGGAGGAACTCGCGACACTTTGTCGTGAGAAATGTCGCGATCAACGCGAGCAAGACGAAGCAAGGCAGCAATACGACGACCTCGCAACCGAGCATTTGCTGGCAATCAATAAACTCGCCGAAGAACGCGACCAGGCGCTGATGGATCGTGCCAATGGGGATATGGCCACAATGACCATCAACCACTACGAGAGGCTTATCAAAGAGCGAGACGAGGCAAGGGCTGATGCGGCCAGAATTGCGGACATTTTGTCCGGATTGGAACTCCGTTCGACCGATGAGCTGGCGAGGCTGGAGCGAGAGCGCAACGAGGCTCGGGCTGTTGCCGACGAGTTGGCCAGCGTCGCTGCGCATTGTCTTGGATGGCATGAACACGAATCTGCTGACGCTGCCATAAAAATCGCCGCTGCGTTGAAGCGCTGGAAGAAATCCAAATGAACTCCCTGCGCGACTACATCGCTCTCCGTCGGATCGACGCCACCCATGCGCTGAACCTCCTGCAAGACGCCGGGGTCATCTCCGACCTGTGCGTCACGGTCGATGATGTCGGCGATGCTGGGAAGGCCGTCGCCTGGTTGAGCCTGCATGAAGACGAACTGAAAAGGGCTACAAAATGAAAGAGGTAGATTGTCTTGTGCATACATCCGCTGATGATTTGCGGGTTCAAACCAAGTATTTTCGCATGACGGGCGTTTATCCTGAGAGCGCTGTTTTGCGTGAAGCTCACGAAACTTGCGTGCGGCTTGGCTACAAAACAAAGGCGAAAATTTTGCAGCCTCTTCTCAAACGCCCATGATTCCGCAAACGCAAAACCCAGTTATCCCGCTCATCGAGGTCGAAGGCCGGTTGGCCGATGGGCGGTTTGTTGTGCGGTATCAAGGGCAAAAAGTCGCCGCCACCGAGGCGCAGTTGCTTGCCATTCACCGCGAGCGGGAGGAGCAGATCGCCCGCATGGTCGAAGACCCTTGGCGCTATGGCTGGCTGAATCCCGCCTGGGAGCGGGCGGATGCGGCTTATGCGGAGCTGCGGGAAAAGTTTCGGAAGGGCGTCACGGAGCTGCTTATCCTCGGCGGCAACCGCTCGGGCAAGTCTCGTTACTTTGCAAGGAAAGCGATGCAGCATTTGGTGAACACGCCGGGCGCAAAGGTGTGGTGCCTGCAATCCACGGAGGCGGCATCCATCCAAAACCAGCAGCCGTATTTGTGGGAGTATCTGCCGAAAGAATGGAAGCCCTCCGCCAGCGGCAAGCTCAAGAAGGGCGCGGTGGCGAATATCACCTACTCGCAGAAGGGCGGTTTCACCGAAAACTCCTTCGTGCTGCCGAATGGCTCGCAGTGCTGGTTCAAGTTCTACTCCATGGATGTTTCCTCGATTGAAGGTGCCGAGTTAAATTTCTGTTGGGCAGACGAGCTAGTCACCCCCGACTGGTTGGAAGCACTTCGTTTTAGGCTACTCACGCGAGACGGTGAACTCGGCATCGGCTTTACTCCGGTAGAAGGCTACACCACCACCGTCAAAGAATACCTCGACGGCGCAAAGACATTGGAAGAATGCGACGCCCCGCTTTTGCCGCGCTACCGCGATGGCAACTTGATTGGCTTGGAGCAAGTGCCGCGCATCCAGCAATGCACCAGGGAAAAAGCCCGTGTCGTTTATTTCCACACCTCGGACAACCCCTACGGCAACCCCGAGGCCATGGAGACGGAGCTACGCGGCAGCAACCGCGAGCGAATCCTCATGCGTGCCTACGGCGTGCCGACCAAGGCGCGGATGTCGATGTTTCCAAAATTCCGCGAAGGCGTGCATGTGGTGCCTGCGGACAAGGTGCCGGGCGATGGCACGGTCTTTCACTTTGTCGATCCCGGCGAGGGCAAGACATGGGCGATGCTTTGGATCCGCTACACGCCGGATGGCCGGTGCTGGATTTACCGCGAGTGGCCCGACCAGATCGAATACATCGAGGGCGTCGGCTACCCCGGCCCGTGGGCCGAGGCAGATGGCAAGCTGCAAGACGGTCGCCCTGGTCCCGCACAAAAAGCCTGTGCCGGTTTTGGCTTCGAGGATTACAAGCGCATCATCGAAGCCGCCGAGAAGGCCGATGCCGCCGAGCCCGCCGAGCGTTGGATGGATAGCCGCTATGGCAACACGCCGACGATGACACAAGAAGGCGTGCGAACCCTCATCGAGCAATGCAGCGACCGCATCGGCCTCGACTTCCGCGCCACCAGTGGGCAAGCGATTGTGGAAGGTGTCACGCTCATCAACGATTGGCTGGCTTACAACGAAGATGCGCCGGTCGATGCCCTCAACTCGCCGCGCCTCTACATCTCTGAACGCTGTCAGAATCTCATCTATGCGCTGAAAACATGGACCGGTGCCGATGGCAAAAAGGGAGCGACAAAGGACTGGATCGACATTCTCCGCTACATCACGCTTTCCGGCGTAGGCTACGAAGACCCCGCCATGCTCAGAGCCCGTCCAGGCGGCTGCTATTGACACCCTCCCCCTATAATCAAAACAGCATGAAACTTCTCCGCCGCCGCGATGTCATGGCCCGCCTGGGCGTCACTGCAAAGCAAATCACCAAACTCATCGACTCTGGCATTCTCCGCCCGATCTGCAAACGCGGCTGCCGCGCTTGGTATCGCGCCGCTGATTTAGAAAAACTCGCATGAACGAAAAACGAATCCGATTTGATGGCACCCTGAGCCGAAACAAAAAACAGGAAAAGCCAACGCAGCCTTCGCATAAAGGCTCCTGCACCATCGAGGGCGTTGCCTACTGGATCAGCGGCTATGTCAACGAGAACCGCGACAACGGTGAAAAGTATTTCAAACTCTACTTCGAGCCAAAGAAAACCGAAGCAGCAAGCGAAGCCGCTCCCGCCGCAGAGCCAGTATCCGTGCCGCTCTCCGAGTCGCCAGACATTCCTTTTTGATGAGTGCAGAAGACTTACAAGCCGCATGGTGCGTGCCGCCGGAAGAACTCTGGTTCCGCAGCGTGATCGCAAAAATAAACGACGCCATCGAAGACGCCGCCGAGATCACCTGCATGCCGCAAACCGCACAGAACCCCGGCCTGCTCGCCCACAGCGCAGGCGGCTTGGAAGCCCTTCGCACCTTGCGCGAAGAGATCGAGCGCACCCGCGCCGAGGCATTCGATTCCAAGAAATAATTTCCTCCCTCCGTGTCCTCCGTGCTCTCCGTGGTGAAATCTTTTTAGCCCCCGTTAGCACCCATTTAGTCCCGTTTGCACCCGTTGCGCCCGCAGCCTCTTCCGCTCTGCAAATTTGGCGGGCAGATTCCGATTTACCGCGAGTGCTGAACTACTCGCCGCCTGCGCGTGGAACCCGTGCGTGCTGGCAACCACCTTAGTTCTGACACCGCGACTTGGACGCAACACAAACCATGGAACAGACAGAAACAGCATTCAGCATCGGCGAAGTCATCGACGCGCTGGGAGTCAAGCTCCCGACCATTGATGAGACTCCGGCGGCCCCCGAGGCCGACCAGGAAGCAGACGCGGATGAGACCACCGCTGACATAACCCCCGAGGATCAGCCCGAGGAAACCGACGCGCCGGAAACGGATGCCGACGACTCCACGGAAGATTCTGAACAACCCGAAGACGCCACCGAGGAAGACGCCGACGAGGCCGCCGAGGAAGACCTTGAGTCTGCCGAAGCCCCCGCCGTGAAAAAGCTCGCCAAGCGAGTGGACAAGCTCACCGCCCGCGCCAAAAGCGCCGAGGAGCAAGCCACCAGCCTGCAAACCGAACTCGCCGCCGCCAAGGATGCGTTGACCCGCGCCCAGCCTATCGTGGTGCAAGATGCCGCCGACCCATTGGCGGATGTCACCACGCCCGAAGCCCTCGAAAGCCGACTCGCCGCAGCCAATACCGTGCTCGACAATGTGCCCGATCTCATTGCAAAGGCCGACTACGAAGGCGGCGAAGTGGAAGTGCCTATGGGAGACGGCAGCACTCGCAAGTTCACGAAGTCCGAACTTCAAGAACGCCTGCGAGTCGCCCGCCAGATTCTCAAAGCCGAGCCAGCCCGCCGGAACTACCTCGCCCAACGCGAGAGTTTCCAGCACGAAGCCCGGCAGGTTTACCCCGAGTTGTTCCAAGAAGAATCCCAGGCCAGGCAAATGATGATGGCTACGCTGCAGGCGTATCCCGGCATCGCCAAGCTACCGAACCTCGAACTGATCATCGGTGACGCCATTCGTGGACAAGCCCTCCGTTTCCAGCAAGCCGAGGCCATCCAAAAGAAAGCCGCCACAGCCAAGGCCAAGCCTGCCGCACCGGCAGCCGCCAAGCCAGCCGTAGCCCCGAAAGTTGTCAGTCCCTCAGCCGCACCCAAGACCAAATCCCAAGCCGACCCGCTCGAAGCGTTGAAGAAGTCTGGAAACCGTGATGCCGCCGAAAACTTCGTCGCCTCACTTTTCAACTAACTAACCCAATGCTCCCCCAAACCTAACCCCACCCCCAGAATATTATGGCAGCTACACCCATCACTACAGTCAAAGGCCAACGCGAGGATCTCTCCGACGCGATGGTCCTAATCGAACCCGGCGACACACCGCTTTTCTCCATGTGCAAAAAAGCCAAGGAGCCAGCCAATGTGCTCTTCCAGTGGCCCGCCGACCGCTACAATGACCCGCAAACCGCAGGCGTCCTCGCTAACGACGATGTGTCTTCCTTCGACGACCAGCACGCCAACCGCGAACTTCTCTCAGGCCGAATTCAAAAGACCCGCCGCAGTTTCCAAGTGGACGACCTCGTTGAGCAAGTCTCTGATTTGGCAGGTGTTGGCAAAAAGCAAGCCTTCAACAAGGCGGCTGCCAAGGCCCTCGTCGAATTGAAGATCGACATCGAGGCCATCATGGGCTCCGACAACGACAGCCAAGTGCAGTCCGGCGCAGCTCCCTACAAGACGCGTGGCGTTGGCTCATGGATCAGCTCGACAGCGCAGGCCGACACAGCCACCGCCGTTCCCGCCGCGTTCCGCACCCCTGCCGCGTCGATCAACACGACTGCCACCACTTCTCTCACCGAGAACAATGTCATCGACGTGCTTCAGTCCATCTACGGCGTGCGCCGCGCTCGTCGCAACTACGACCTCGTTTGCGGCGTTGCCCTCAAGCGTGCGTTCACTAACTTCATCCGCACCCAGACTGGCTCGACCAATGTCATGTCCAGCGTCCGTGCTTTCAACAGCAATGTTGAGGACAAGAAGATCGTGAACACCATCGACATCTACGAAGGCGACTTCGGCATCCTGTCGCTGCATGTGTCCACCTACCTCGCCCATGGCGCGGCAGCAGCCGTCTCGGCCGCTCGCGGATATGTGCTCGACATGGACCTCGTTTCCATCGGGTTCAATCGCAAACCTCGCATGGAAGAGCTCGAAGACCGTGGCGGTGGCCGCCGTGGCTTCTGCGACGCCATCTTCGGCGTAGCGGTCTCGAACCCGCAGGTTCTCGGAAAATTCGCAGCAACTGCGTAATCCCGCCCCCCAGCCCTTGCCGGTGGCCCCTCGTCTCAGGACAGGCCACCGGCAACCGGGGCCCCCTTTTCAATAATGGAAATACTCAAAGAAGCGTTAAGCGACATCCCCGGCGAAGTGGCCGAAGGCGTAAAGAACGAGCTCCTCGCCCAGTGGAACTCCAAGGCTGTGCAGGCCGACGCCCGCCAGCACCTCATCGCCGCCGACCACTCCAAGCAAGATCTCCGCTCCATCGAAGGCGTAGGCGCTTTGACTCTCTCCATCGACCCTCAGATTTACCATTTCTGGAACTGGCAATTTCCCGATTGCTGGAACGACCCAGACTTCATCCCATGGTTCAAGCGAAACTACCCCCAGTGCGTCGTGCGCTGCGGCGGCACAGGCAAGACCATGCTCCTCATGCCAGGCCTCAAAGCAGCATGATTTCACTTTCTAAAATGCAGGCGAGAGAGACGGCAACTCACGAGGCCCATACCCTCGGGAACACGGTTCAATTCCGTGGCCTGCTACCATTTTGCCAGTCCACGCATTGCGGCGGGGTTTTTGTAGTTTTTTCCCTGGTTATTCCTTTCGCGTTGGCCGTAACCGCATCAAAAGCGGCCTCTGGCAACTCTTTCCTCGCATGAACGACGAATCCCCACGCGACACAAAGTATTGGGTGGGCGAGCTCACCGAAGCCGCCACCGATGGCAGTTGGTTCTCCAGCGTCCGCAGCCGGAACTACGACACCCGCATGTCGCTCTGGGATGGGCAGTCTTCCGACGGCCGCAAGTGGGCTGAGAACCTCGGCA